AGCAGCGCATGTTCCAGCAGCGACCCGAATATGAGGCGCTGTATGGAGGCGCTGCCGGAGGCGGCAAATCGGACGCCCTTCTCACCGAGGCGCTGAGGCAGGTACACATCCCACATTATCGGGGGATCATTTTTCGCAAGACATATCCACAATTGACGGACCTAATTGACCGCAGTCGCGAACTATACACCAAAGCATTTCCAAGAACGGCTTACAACAGCACGGCTCACTGCTGGTCCTTCCCGTCCGGGGCGAAAATCTTTTTCGGGAACCTGCCGCGAGACGAAGACCGGTTTAATTATCAGGGCAAACACTATGATTTTGTGGCGTTTGACGAGCTGACACAGTTTACATGGGTCCAATATAGTTATCTCATGTCCCGGAACCGTCCCAATGGGCCGGGTACCAGGGTGTACATGCGCGCCACGGCTAACCCCGGCGGGATCGGCCACGGTTGGGTCAAGGACCGGTTCGTGACGGCGGCGGTGCCCATGACCACCATATGGGAGACTTACGAGGTGCGCAAGCCTGACGGGACAATATCGGAAATGAAAAGGGACCGGATATTTGTCCCGTCTACGGTGTTTGACAACCAGGCATTGCTTGACAATGATCCCAACTATCTGGCTAATCTCGCCATGCTGCCGGAGGCGGAGAAAAACGCGCTTCTGTATGGGTCGTGGGATTCCTTTGACGGACAGGTGTTCCGGGAATGGCGCAACGATCCGGATCATTACGACGATCAGCGGTGGACCCATGTCATCAATCCCTTTCCCATTCCCGTCCATTGGCGGATTTACCGGGGGTTCGATTTCGGGTACGCCAAACCATTTTCCGTGGGGTGGTATGCGGCGGACCCGGACGGCAGGCTATACCGGATTAAGGAGTATTACGGCTGTACCGGGACACCGAACACGGGGATCAAGCTCAACCCGGCGGAGATCGCGGCGGAGATAAAGCGGATCGAGGACGAGGACCAGACCCTCAGAGGCCGGAACGTCATCGGTATAGCGGATCCATCTATATTTGACGAGTCCAGGGGAGAATCCATCGCGGCCATGATGGAGCGCTCCCCCCATTTCGTATACTGGTCCGGCGGGGACAATACCCGGATCGCCGGAAAGATGCAATTTCATTATCGTTTAGCGTTCGACGCCGAGGGGCTGCCGATGTTCCAGACATTCCACACCTGCAAGCATTTCATCCGGACCATTCCGGCCCTGGTATACGACGACAAGCATGTGGAGGATATTGACACCGACCAAGAGGACCATATCTACGACGAGTGCCGGTATGTGCTGATGGAAAATCCCATTGCGCCGCGCAAGCACGAGGAACCAAAGCCGGTTCTGGACGATCCGCTAGACCTGCACAAGAAACCGGCCAGATTTTACCGGATTTAAGGAGGCAGTATCATGCCGAAGAACAAAAAAGAGGTTGTAACGGAAGAGCCCGCGTCGCCAGCCCGCCGCATCGGGGGCGCGGAGGTCCGCAAGGCTGAAAGCCTGCTGCAAAAGTATAAGCAGGGAAAGGCCAACCTCGAGCGTCGGATCATTGATAATGAGCAGTGGTGGAAGCTGCGGCACGGCGAACGGACCAGGGATAAACAAAGCACTGATCCTGAGCCGGTGTCGGCGTGGCTGTTTAACTCCATTGCCAACAAGCATGCCGACGCCATGGATAATTTTCCGGAGCCAAACATACTCCCCCGTGAAGAGGGGGACCGGAAAGATGCCGAAATGCTCTCGTCTATTTTGCCAGTGGTCCTTGAGGAAAACGGGTACGAGCAGACGTATTCCAGCAAATGGACCTATAAACTCAAGGCTGGAACTGGAGTGGAAGGGGTGTTTTGGAACCCACAGAAGGCCGGAGGACTTGGGGATATTGAAATCCGCCGGTTGGACCTTCTCAATCTGTTTTGGGAGCCTGGCGTCCAAAACATTCAGGACTCCCCGCATTTGTTTTATTGCGAGCTGATGAACAATGAGCGGATTGAGGCGCAGTTTCCGCAACTTAAGGGGCGGCTTGGACGGAGCACAATCGACGTAGCGACCTATATATACGACGATTCAATCGATACCTCGGAGAAGTCGATGGTGGTTGATTGGTATTACAAGGTGTCCTCCGGCTCCGGAACCATCCTGCACTACTGCAAATTCTGCAACGGTGAGGTGCTGTATGCATCGGAGGATGATCCGGCTTGCGCTGAGAGTGGATTCTATGACCACGGGCAATACCCCTTTGAGCTGGACCCGCTATTTGAGGTAGAGGGTTCTCCCGCCGGGTTTGGGTATATTGATGTCATGAAATCCGCACAGCTCTATATTGATAAGCTCAATAAAGCAATCCTAAAAAATGTGCTGATGTCGGCGAAGAAACGCTTTTTCATAAAAAATGAAGGAAGCGTCAACGCGGAAGAGTTTGCGGATTGGGAACGAGATTTTGTGGGGACGACCGGAAACCTTGGTGAAAATGATATCCGCGAAATACAGACATCTCAATTAGACTCAAGCGTGGTGAACATTCTTCAGCTTAAAATCGAAGAACTGAAAGAAACGTCAGGAAACCGCGACTTTTCCCAGGGTGGGACCTCGTCCGGCGTGACGGCGGCGTCGGCTATTGCGGCCTTGCAGGAGGCAGGGAGCAAGCTGTCCAGGGATATGATAAAATCGTCGTATCGATCGTTTACGCGCGTCTGCAATCTGTGCATCGAGCTAATCCGCCAGTTTTACGACGAGCCCCGTTGCTTCCGTATTACGGGGGAACAGGGAAACGAGGCGTTTGTCCAGTACGATAACGCCCACATCAAGGCGCAGGACCAAGGCGTGGAATTCGGCGTGGAACTCGGGTCCCGTGTCCCGATCTTCGATATCAAGGTCCGGGCGCAGAAAAGCAACCCGTTTTCAAAGATGGCCCAAAATGAGATGGCAAAAGAATTTTTTGGAATGGGCTTTTTTAACCCGCAACTGGCCGACCAGGCACTTGCATGCATGGAAATGATGGATTTCGAAGGTAAGGCGGCGATGACAAACCGCATTGCACAAAACGGGACCTTGTTCCAGCAGGTTCAGATGCTCCAGCAGCAGGTGGCACAGCTCTTGTCTATACTTGGCGCGAACGGGATGATCCCACCCCCCGAAGGCGTACCCATGCCGAATCAAGGCGGAGGGAAAGCGATGGAGACAAACCCACTTGGCGAGGCGTTCCGGTCGGCGTCGGGTACGTCGGGGGACACAGCAAGGCTCCGGGCGGCTAATGTCGCCGCCCCTCGATAGGAGGCCGGACATGACGGTTGTGCGGATCAAATGGACAGGCGACACCCTGGAAGTATCTGTTTCCGGACACGCCGGGTATGGGCCGAAAGGCTCCGATATCGTGTGCGCGGCGGTGTCCATGCTGTCACAATCCCTGGCGGCGGCCCTGGAACAGGCGGAAAAGGACGGGCTTCTCGGCTGTTTCCATTACCAGGCGGAAGACGGCGGTGTCGAGATACAGGCAGCCATACATTCCCATGGCCGAAAAATTGTGGATGGCATGGTGAGGATGACGATAGCAGGGTTCCGGCTCCTGGAGGAGCGATACCCAGGACACGTAAGCGTTCATACAGACAACCGGCCGCCCTGACGGGTGGCTGTTTTTATACATGGGCCCACGGTTGCACAATGCGAAAGCTGACTCTTGGGAAAGACCATGAAGAAAAGGAGAAAAGACAATGGAAGAAACCAAAATCCGGCTGAATCTGGCCTTGTTTGACGGAGAGGGCGGAGCGCCTGCCGCTGACGGTGCAGATGCCGGAACGGGCGAAGCAAAGGCAAAACCTTCCGACGCCGGGAAGGGAAAACGGGCGAACCCTCTGGCTGATGTGGTGTATGGCAAACAGGCCGAAAGCGGCGATTTGCCGGGCGCCGAACAGGGGGACGACATGCCTCGGGACGCCGCCGGGGACGAAAATGCGGACGATCAGCCCGCGAAAAAAGCTCCGGACCGAAAAGCGGAATTCGAAAAGCTCATCAAAGGCGAATATAAGGATCTGTTTGCGAAACGGACGCAGGAGATCATCGATAGCCGGTTCAAGGAAACCAAGCTGCTTGAAAACCGCTTGAAGGATGCGGAGCCGATCTTTGACATACTGGCGAAAAAGTACGGCGTGGACGGCGGCGACCTGAAAAAGCTGGTGGAGGCCATCGAAGAGGACGATTCCTACTACGAAGAGGAAGCCTTGAGACGCGGCGTCTCTGTGGAACAGCTTAAAAGCATGAAAAAGCTGGAGAGGGACAACGAGTCCATGCGCCGTGCCCTGGAGGACCAACAGAGGCGGGAGAACGCTGAGCGTGTGTATGCCGGATGGGTTAAGCAGGCCGAGGAGCTCAAGACGATTTACCCAGCATTTGATTTGCAGGAAGAGTGCCGGAACGAGCAGTTTGTCGGCCTGCTGCAAAACAACGTGGACGTGCGCACGGCGTATGAGGTTATCCACAGAGACGAAATCCTTGGTGGGGCCATGCAGTACACTGCCGAACAGGTGTCAAAGAAGATTGTGGACGGCATTCGGTCTAAAAACGCCCGTCCTACCGAAAACGGAGTAGCCGCAGGGGGCGCCGCCGTGGTGAAACCGGATGTCAATTCCTGGTCCAAGGCCGACCGGGACGAAGTTGAAAGGCGCGTACTCAGGGGAGAAAAGATCATTCTGTAACCTTTTCTCCCGTAACAAAGAAAGGGAGAAAGCTATGAATACCAACATTTGTCTGGACCTTCAGTTGTTCGCGGTGCAAACCACACTGCTGAACACTACCGGGAACGATCTGTCCCCGGAGATGAAAACCTATTACGAAAAGCGGCTCCTGGACAACGCGGAGCCGAATCTTGTCCATGACCAGTTCGCGGACAAATACCCGATCCCGAAAAACGGCGGTAAAACCATCGAGTTCCGCAAGTACAGCCCGCTCGGGAAGGCCACAACCCCCATCACGGAGGGCGTGACCCCTAACGGGAACAAGCTGAATGTGACCGCCATCACGGCCACCATCAGCCAGTACGGAGACTGGATTCAGCTTTCCGACCTGCTGGACATGACGGCCATCGACAACAATGTCGTGCAGTCTACCAAGCTCCTGGGCAGCCAGGCGGGCCGGACCCTCGACACGGTTTCGCGCGAGGTGCTGGCTGGCGGGACCAACGTGATTTATGCGCCCAAGGTTTCGGGCAGCACCGAAACCGCCGTGACCTCCCGCGCCGGGCTGGACGCCACCAGCAAGATCAACGTGGATGTCATCTACAAAGCAGCCCGCGCCCTGAAAACCATGAATGCCGACAAGATCGGCGACAGCTTCGTGGCGATCGTACATCCGGATGTGGCATATGACCTGATGCGGTGCGAGGAGTGGGTCGAGGTCCACAAATACGCCGCCCCGGAGAACATCTACCAGGGCGAGATCGGCAAAATCGGAGGCGTCCGGTTTGTGGAGAGCACCGAGGCCAAGATCTGGACGGGAGACGGCTGTCCCTCCGGGCTGGCCGTATACGGCACCATTGTTCTGGGTGCCCACGCTTACGGCGTGACCGAGGTGGAGGGTGGCGGCCTTCAGCATATCGTCAAGCAGCTCGGCTACGGCGAGGACCCCCTGAACCAGCGCAGTTCTTGCGGCTGGAAGGCTACCCGCGTTGCGAAGAGGCTAGTGGAGGAGTACATGGTCCGGATCGAATCCGTGTCCAGTTTCTCCGCGACCGCTACCGCAAACTAAAGTGAAAGGCCCGGCGGGGAAACCCGCCGGGCATCAAATTTGCAAGGAGGACAACTATGGATACTGTGGAAAAAACGGTGGATACCGCTGAAAAAGCCACGAAAAAAAGTGCTCCAAAAGGCCCTAAAAAGGTCAAGATCAAGCTATTCAAGGACAACGGCGAATACAGGGATGATGTGTTTGTCGGGGTAAACGGCGAACGGTTTTTAATCAAGCGGGGCGTGGAGGTCGAGGTTCCGGATTATGTGGCCGAGGTGATCGAAAACTCCGCCAGGCA